CGTCAAGGGAACAGTCTCATTCTACTGGGATGACAAGCAAAGAAAAACCCCCGATCAAGGGGGCATTTCTTGTTACAGTGTGTCTAGCTTACCGGGGTTGAACCCTGCCCATGCGTCCGTGTCTGTAACCACAATCGGAGCCTGCATCAAACCGCGGGACTTGAAACCGGCAACGACATCGTCAGGTTCCTGACTGAGGTCGATAGTCTCAAATTCTGCGCCCTTCTTGTTGAGATAATTCTTTGTCATGTTGCACTGTACGCACGAGGGGAGAGTATAAATTTTCGTTTTCATAGACAAATAGAATAACATACTAACCTGTGTGCGTCAAGCAGGCGTTATGCCGACCGCCGCAAGTTAACTACGGGGATGGTGGCGACGCTTGCCGTGGAGTAGGACAGCGGCCCGGTCGTTGGGAGCGCTGTCTGTGATCCGATCTGGTAGGCACGCCCGAGTGTGCCGGGTGCGACGCCTGAGTTGAGCGGCAGTTCCCAAGCGGATGACCCGATGGCCGCGAACTGGCCTGCCGTGGTGTCTGCAGTTCCAGCTTTCAGGGTGCCGATCCAAAACAAGCCCGAAGGTAGCGTCAACGGCGTGGTAAACGTTAACACTTTAATACCCGTTCCTAGTGATGCCAGCGACAACTGTGCGGACCTGAGTGGCCCGTTGGTGGTGTTCGGCAACCCGAGCGCATCAGGGTAGATGCCCACGTTCTCAACGGGCGCTGTGCCGCCTGTGAAAGCAGTGGAAACATTCAGAAGAAATGCGTCGATGGTCATACCTGCGCCGCCAACAACGTAAGGTACTAGGTGAAGCGTCTGAAAGGGCGGCGTGCCACCAGCAGCAGAAACGACACCCGGAGCAGGAGCGGACCATCCAATCTGAGGCATAGCAAATTGATCAAGGCGGGCGGGCATATTGATGCCTGTAGTAGGGTCAATAGGCATTATTTACTCCATGAGCAGTCGGTAGAATCCCAGGCCCATGTCAGCATAGCCCTGAGCACTCGGGTGCAAGTTGTCGGCCTGCATCATCCCAAGCGTTTTCTGATAAGTTGACGATCCGCCCCAGCGCGCGTAAAAATCGAACACCGGGCAGCCCAGCACTTGAGCTTCAGCATAAACGGCGTCTCGCATGGGCTGCGAGTTGACCGCTTGGTAGCCGGTGCCATTTGCATCAGTCGGAATGGAAGTACACATGACGTAATCGCGTGCCCCGAGGCGCACGGCGAGCGCATCGAGGGCGGCTTGATATTGCGCGCCTGTCTGTGCGCCGATTTCGTTGACGCCCCAGCACATGACAACAAGGTCCGGTGTCGTTGCGGCAACGGCTGCGACATAATCGTAGCCTGCGCTCTGGTTGAACCAGGTTGCCATTGAGCTGGTGTAACCCCAGTTGTCGAAGACGATGCCGGTTGCTTGGCGCACTTCGGCTGCGGTAACAAAGGTCCCCGCCGTGCCTGTAACAGTGATTTTGATGGTGTGTACTGTGTTCAGTAGTCCTGTAACAACGTACGGGGCCGCAGTGCTTTCACTGCCATCTGGCGTAATAGTGACGGCAGTTCCGCCATCAATAGACACTGTAAAGGACGCTGACGTGTTCAAGTACAGCACAGATGCTACGGTACCAGGCTCTTGGGATGTGTATGTAGCCGTATTCCCTACTGTGTAAGACACTGCATGTGGCATGGCAATATTAGCGCCAAACGTAGTATCGACGGCTTGCCAGTTGCCGCTGAGGGTCCAGCGGGGGTCTTTGGTGAAGTTGGGGCCATTGACGACGGGTACCCATCCCTGACCAGCAATCGGATAACCCGCCGCAAGTAGCATATTGCGGGCACGGATCGGCCACGACTGACCTCCAGTAAACGTGGGATACCCGGCAGTGATGGAGTCACCCATAAAGGCGATACGGCACAGACCCGCACCAATAGTCGCTGCTGCGCGTTTAGCTTTATACTGAGGTAGATTGGCTGTCGCCCTGTTAGCCGGTGTACCCCGGTTAGGGATAGCCATCAGGCGGTTACAACGACTCGGTACTGACCAGTAGTCGGAGCAACAGCAAAACCAAGGGTGAGCGTGTTGGCTCCGGTAACTGTCACATCGACCTCAACAAGCACGTAAGTGTTGGCAACGCTAATGTCGTAGACGGCAACATTAACGTCGGTGGTAGCGAGGTTGTGAGTGATCGTAGCGGTTGTCGAGCCAGACGGCACATTGATAGCGTACCGCTTGGCGAGGCCAACGTAGGCCGGGTTGATACGGACACTGGTACCGTCAGCGATAACGCTGGTACCGTCAGCGTTGACAGCAAAAGCGTTGCTGGTCAGCGTAAGTCCAACCCCCGCCGTGTAGGTGACGCCGCCACCAGTCTGCGCAAACACTAGTCCCGTCGTACCAAGCGTCGGGCTGTCTACGGTCTGCACATACGCCTTATCAGCGTTAACCGTGCCGCTCATCACGTAAGCGGTGGCGTTGTTCAGTTCAATGCTTACGTCAGCGTCGGTTGCTCGTGTCGGCGCACCGGTAGCGTTGACGGTATAGATACCGTTTTCAGTTGTGGTGGTCTGATCCTTCAGGAGGATGCGGTCCCCGGTGGCAAGTGTGACACCGTCGACGACCTGCCCATTGGCGTAGGCTGTCGCCAGTGCGCCGTTAGCAGTAGTGGCAACACGAACCGGTTGCTTCCACGAAAGACCCTGAAGCAGGCTGTCAACGTACGTCTTGTTAACGGCGTCAGTGGTCGTTGTGGGAGAGCCAACGTTGATGATGCGCTGGTTGCTGGCATCTACACCAGTGAGAAACTTTTTAGCCATAATATTTTACCTTAAATGAGTGTGGCAGAGCCGGTGAATGGTGCGGGAAAAGTAATAGTTGTAGTGGTTGTTGTGGATGATACGTCGGCTTCCACGTTTTCACCTGTTGAGTCCTGCACGGAGACGATAGGGCGGTGACCTAGTCCGTGTGCGATACTCCACAGCGCCGAATTTGCAAACTGGTATTCCGTGCCGGGGTGAACGATCACGTCGCCGCTGCCGTCGATTATCACCGCACCGGTCATACCGTTTACGCTGGTGACTGCCGGAGTGACTGTCTGGACTGGGGAGCCAGGCGTGATAGCCTCTAGCTCTTCTAAGTAAATAATTCCCTGGCCCATGACAGGGCTGAAGGTTCGGGTCAATGTTGCCCGGTTAGTGACAGGGCCATAACGTAGTTCTGCCTTGTAAGCCCAGCCGGTATAGGCTGCCCCAGAAGCATCCACCCAGCCACTTTGATTAGTGACAGGCAGTGGCATAGAGCCACCTTCTCCTGCCAACGCAGAAGCACGATCTTTAAGCGGAATCATTACCGTATGATCCACAGTGCGATGAATGTTATCGGTGCCCGGCGCGATTAGCGTAACTGTAAGCGTAGATGCTACTGTATTGCCCGCTGGTGAACGTTCGCCGCCCCAAACAACGTTGACTGTTTCAACGTCTGAAGGCCAGTTAGCCATATAAAATCCTTAAATAAAAATATCCCTCCCATAAGTATACAGGAGGGATATTTAAAGAACTAATATATCAGTTATAACAAACGAACTGTGTATCAGGGTCACCGACCAAAGCCGCTGACGGCTGCCCGTGCTGCATAATGGGCGTCATCTGTACCCCAGCAGCATTAAAAACCTTCGGCACGGTGGCCTGCTTGCCGCTAATATTGATGGTAAACATGCCGCTATTTTTGGGTGTGGAGTTTACCCAAACAGGATTATGAATTTCGATATCCTGGTTGTCGATTAGGTCATTCCAAAAGCTCATGTGGCTAGAGTCCCACAGCTCTGGGTGGTCAAATTCCATCACAGGGTCGTAATACCTAATAGTTCCCAAAACTTGCTCATGGTTGAAGCACGTAAAGCGCGCTCCCGATTTCGTGATGAAATGGTTAGCGTTTTGCCTAGCCGACACACCATGCAGTTCGATACCGTTAGTGGCGTTAGCGGTGCTGGCTGTACTGGTGAAGCTAAAAGTAACACCGGACCAGCCTGTATCGTGAAAATTACTGTCATAAATTTGAATATTAACAGAGTTGTTGCAGCCGAATGGGCTGCCCATGACTCTGGTACCAGAGGCGTCTCTGCCATCCACTTCCACGTTGCGGATAACTGTTCCGATATCATGAAAATTGTTAATGGCAAACGTTTCGCCAGTAGCAGGCGAGTTACCTGAACCGTATGTCAAGCCTAGCAATTTCAAATTTTGAAAAACACTATTTTGACCGTAGTAGTTTATAATACCTGACGTGTTCATTGGGGTCACCCCGTCGGCAGCGAACTGCGGGTTGCCCTGAATTGTCATATCAGAGAGCGTTGTTTGCCCTCTACCAGTAGAGCCCCCCTGCGGACCTAACCGCATGAAAGTGCCTGCGCTGGCAGGGAATGTCACTTTGTTGACGATAGAATTTTTCGCCCAAACAATGTACGTTTTGTCGATACCTGCACCGCGCAGCCCCAAACATTTAGGAGCGTACACGCCGTACCCAGAATGACCGGCACCAACAACAGTGTACGTGCCAGCGGGCAGCACCACGCGCGCGTTGGAAGTCATGCGGTTCAGCACGGTGTCCAACGATTCACCGGGCTGCGGGTTCAGGCTCGACCAGGCAATCTCGGGTAGTGCAGGCAGAGCGTCGGGCACGGAGTATGTTGTTGTCGCAGACTCGCCAGCAGTACTAACTGTGACGCTACTCATGCACTATAAACTGCTGTGGTGCCGTCGTCGCTGACCTTCGTCCAAGTGCGGCTGGCGTCAGTAATGTTTAGCGGGTATGTCGCCGTGCCTGTCGCAGTTTCACCTGCGCTGGTAACTGTGACACTGACCTTGCGCTTGTCCGAAACAATGGTGAGAGTGATAGGCGTTTTGGTAACGTCTACTATTGCTGTGAGTGCCATGATTCTCCTAAAATAGTGGGTGTTGGTCTATTTTACCACGCTCACATACAAAAAGACCCCCGTAAGGGGGCCTCAATGTTAATACTTTATTTCAGTATATTACTCGTAAACGACGATCCAGTCGATTAGCAGGTGACCGGCGCTCGTTGCTGAGGGTTTGCCTTGACCGATCCACGTTTCAGCCTGAAGCGTGACGCGCATCGGTTTCGTGGGCACGGTCTGGCTGACGGTGGTGATCAGCTTGTCATCCCAGTAGAATGAGACGGTTCCCTTGACGGAATCCCATTCGGTGGTTGCCACATGCCAATCCGACTGGTCTGTGGCGGAGAACATTTCTGTCTTGGGCAAGAACTTGCCGGTCGTGCCGTCAACGATTTCCATTGCCGGGCGCACTTTGCCGTTCAGGTCACCTTCGGGCCAGTCAATCTCGCCGTCAACCCACTGGTTACTGGAAGGCCACAGCATACCAACGAATTTGTAGCCGGGGATGGCGTCAGACTTGTAGCGGATGGAGACGCGGGCGCTAGCGTGCGGTGCATAGTTGTCGGGCATGACTGCTGCAACGAGGGGCTGCCCGTTTTCGGTGTGCAGGTAGTAGTCGAGGTAGCTGTCGTGCACGGTGAGCACCTTGGAGGGGCTGTAGAGCCCGTAACCGCTGGTGTCTTTGAAGCCGCTGTAGGTGGACATTTTGGAGAGGGCGGCAGTGTCGGTGAAGTCGTTGCTGTATTTGGGCATCCATGTGCGCCCGTTGCTGACAACATTGCCGGTGGGAATGGCAGTAGTAGTGGTCACTGGCGGGGTTGTAACGACAGGTGGTGTCGGGGTGACGGAGGCTTTACCGTCGATGACTCCCTGGTTGTACCCTGCTGTGAGTCCCGCTGAGTAGGCTGCGGGTCGAGGATCGGTGGGTGCGGTGAGTGTTTTGGTGTAGGCTGCAAGTAGATCATCGAGTACGGTCATTCGTACAGGATACCACACCCCCGAACGGGTGTCAAGGCGCACAAAAGCCCCAAGAGGTTGCAACTTCCTTAGCTGTAGGCGCAGGACTCTTGGGGCTTTTGCTTTTTGCGAGCTGGATCACCGCTGGCAACGGATCACCGCATCCCAGTAGTCGAAACATCTGGGGCCATTGTGCTTCAGTTGGGAGCTACCGTCCGGAAGTCCACTGAGCGTTGCGGCATAACCGCGCTGGAATATCAGGACTCGAACCTGAAACCATCCGATTAACAGTCGGAAGCTCTGCCAATTGAGCTATATTCCATAGTGGTGGATGTCGGGATTCGAACCCGACTGCACAGCCGACACCCAGAATTTAATCTGTCGGAATCTAACTTGGGCTGATACGTTATTTTCTTACGCGTTGGTCCATCCAACTTATCCACCGAGCCCCCAGCATGATTCGAACACGCGACCGGCTGATTACAAAACAGCTACTCTGACCACTGAGTTATGGGGGCGTGAGCTACCTCAGATTTGAACTGAGACTGGACGGCTTCTAAAACCGCTTCCTCTACCGTTGGGATAGTAGCTCATTGATGGTGGGTCATCACCCTGTCCGCACCACGGTGGTAGCCGGTGCTCGCTTCCGTTAGGCAAGATCAATTGTACCAGACGTGCTTGACAAATGCAAGCTCGACTGTTAAAATATCAGTTATGAATACCTATTGGACTACCGTATACAACCAGGGCCGCAAACAGGATTCAATCATTGAACTAGAACAGCTAGACGAAACCCGCTGGCGGGTCGTACTAGACGACTACCCTGAGTCAATTCTAGAAACAACCCGCCAGCCAAGCGACTTCTGGGGCCTCGTTCAGGAGGCGCTAGTCCTCGTCAAACCCGCTGAATGAACCATTGAGAGTGCGTTTGCGTCGCTGACCTTCAGGCTCCGGCTCATCCACCTCAAACTCGATACCAGCACCGCCGCTGCCACTCGCCTCACCTTCGCCATCAGCCTCACCGCCGCCTTCAGCGGCTTCAGCTTCACCCTGGCCCTCCTGCTGCTCTTGCTCAGGGGGGTTTTGGCGTTCCGGCTCATCGCCGCCGAACATTTCAGAGAACGCTTTCATCACCTTTTCAAGATCAGCAAGAGCCTCCTCCGCCGATTGTGCAGCCTCACCGAACTCCGCTACCTTCTCAGGCAGTGTCTTCTCTTTCGCCTCACCGGGCTCAGCGATAGGCTGCTCTGCCTTACCCGACAGTGCTTCAAGGGTTGGCTTGTGCCCCTGGTTACGAAGCCACACCAGCGCGTGAATGAGAGCATCCATCTGGTGCCGATGCCCAGGCGTCCACAGGTTGTTGTCTTTCAACACCTGGTCCGGCACGAGGGCCTTCATGTCAGGGGTCTGGTATTCTACTTCGTCGCCCCAAAGACTGTACTGGATGCCTTCGATGCGAAGTGGTGTCACGTCGGGATTTTTGACGCTCTGACGGTTGACGAAACTTTCGCTGACGATTGTGACATTGTCGGTGGGGCGGGAGCCTTCGAAGAAGTCGAAGTAGCCTTTCATGCCTTGCGGTAGCTGGCTGAGGTACACTAGCTCGGGTGCTGTCGTTTCGGTGTAGCGCAGCATGGCGATGCCGGTCGTGCCTCCGGGGTCGTTGCCTAGTACGTACTGGTACTCTCCCATTTCGTCGGTCATTAGTTACTCTCCTTATCGTTTTCTTGAAGCCACATGTCCAGCACCTGCCGGGCCTTCTTGATATTCTCCACCTTACTACCCTTGAAGCTTGAGCGCAAGATGTACTTCACAGCGCTTCCCAGTTCGAACGACCGATCCAAACCAAACGCACGGATGACCGTGATGACTTCCAGCCCGCCCTTACCCTGATAGTGAGAAGGTTTCGTGATGATGTCGCCGGTAGCGTTAGCTCTCGCGTGCCGTAGTTCTTCAGCGTGTGCTTCGGCAACTTCCTGTTCGACCATTTGCCCGGTCAGTGGGCTAACCCATTTGTTCATAATCACCCTTTACTCCGTCTCTTCTGTGAAGTCAAATGCCAGCCGCCGCATCGCGGGCAACGGTAGGCGCGCTTCAAATCTTTCTGCCTAGGATCGTTTTGGTTCATCACCTGTGTCATGAATAGTTCTGCGGCGATCCTATCACGGAACCGACGTTTGCCGCAACTATTCTTTGGCCTGTTCCGCCCAGTACCGAGCAAGGGCGAGTGACCTGCATGCTTCTTCAAGATACCTCCTCGCTTTTTCATCAGGTGACGCTGTGGCAATAGAACTAGGATTATATGCTGGGAGCATACCAAAGCTGACTTCAGGTAGCATTTCTTCAGGAATATTCAAGACAAATCACTCCAACTCAAACCTTTAGAACCATCTGCTAGGAACGGCACCACGTCACCAAACACCATTCTTCCCGTCTGTCGCATCTCATTGATAACGTAAGCGATAATAGTGTCTGCTTCGTCTTCCGGTCCCTCAATCATGAGCGCATCGTGCACAATATTAAAAATATTGTACCCCCATGACCGTAGCTGCGGGGCAATGCGGATACCTGTCGTCAAACAGATGTCACTTGCTGTTGCCTGCGGCAGGAAAGCCAACGCTTCACGCTGCACTTTAGCGAAGTTCTTTGTCGTGATAATTTCTGACTGAAACCTACGACCGAATGGCGACACGAGCATGTCACGTTTGGCAGGGTTGATGGCTGCTTCCTTCACATCTTCACGCCATTCAGCGAACACGTTAGCTTTGCCGAGAAAGTTATCGATGATTGTTTGTGCTTCGGCGGTAGGCATTTTCAACGAATCAGCGATAGCCTTAGCTCCTCGTGCGAAGGATAGCCCGTAGACGACTGCTTTTACTTTGGTGCGGTCTTCTTTGTGAGCTACGGGTTCAGCGTCTTTGTAATTGTCGACACTGTCGAATCGTTGAAGGATGCTGGGGAATGCTACTGGCATCAAATGCTGGTCAAAGAAGTCACCTTGTCCTTCTTGTAGTGCTCCGATGAGCCACGGGTCTCCGCTTAGGCACGCCATACTTCTAAGCTCTGCCTGGCTGAGATCGACGTTAATCAGTGTCAGGCTCATCTATTTATGCTCACATTGATTGTTGTGGTCCATTGCTCCTGCGCATCGTTTGCTACCGCACTCAGGGCAAAGACTCATCCAAGAATGCCAAGCAAGCCAATCAGCAAACGACTCATCTCTTTCTGGCTCTGGAATTTCTTTTCGCCACGGCGGCCCGCATTTGATGCATATGCAGTAATTATATGGGGTAACTTTCTCCGGGTTTATCTGGCTCATCTGGTGTCTCCTCCACTTCAGGCTCAGGGCTTGGTGCGAATCCTACAACTCGGGTTGTTTCAGATTCTACTTCATGCTCGCCAGGTTCGCCAACTTCTTCGTTCTCTCCGATACCGGCGAGCACTCTGGCGAGAACATCTGCTGCGTCTGGGCCCCCGTATTGTACCAAGATGAATGACCCCATTATTCTCCTCTCTTGTCAATTACTTTCATGGCAGCGTTTAGAATGCCTTTGTAAATGACATCTATAGGGGCTAATGCTGTTACACCTTCAGCATTTACTGCATACATAAATTCGGCAAGTTCGTCCAGTCTAATGCCTAGCGAAATTGCTGAAGTCGCTACCATGATGTTGAATGTATTGGCTGTACTGGCAACGTAACTGCCGTTGGCCCCGACAGTGGTAGCAGAAATATATGTGGGTGGTTTAAAATCATATCCGTTAAATGCCATGCGTTTTTACCAACTTCCTGATCGTCTTATCTCGGGGCACATTTTGCGCATTAGGGCTAGTACTGCTAAGCCTACCTGTGCTAGTTCCATGCACGAGGTAGGTGGGGTGCACTCTGCCGTCTCTAACTTTGGTGGACCAGCCGGTCACGTATGTTCCATAAATTTTAGACAGTTTTTTATATTTTAGTTGACTAGTTAAGTAACGTGCAGCGTCAGTGTCGGGCGGCAATTTGTCTAGCTCAGTTTGCAACGTTTCGGCTAACGTATTGACTACGTTGATATCCATTTCTTGCAATTTCTTTTTTACTTGTTGAGGAGAATTTGGATTGTACTTAAAGTCACTCAATAAATCCTGCATGTACGCCAACTCATCATCCATCTCATCAAGTAACTCTTCGCCGTACTGTTTAGCGTATTCCGTGTTGAATGGGATGCCATAGTTTTCTACGTCGAGGAGGAATTCGGCGGCTGCCATTTCTACCATGAGTGCGCGCTGTGACGCTTCGTCCGCTTCGATTTGTGGTGCCAGGAATTCCCATAGTTTGTAGGTCCAGTACACGTCCCACCCGTTGTATTCGATGAGCTTTTGGGTGGGGATGTATTCGTAGTGTCCTCCTCCTTTCGTGTATTTTGACAGGTCTGTTTCCCATTCTGGCGCTCCGAGGTACCGGCGTGCCAGGTCTTTGAGGCCGTGGCTGCCTGCTGCAATGTTGAGCACGTGGTGTGCCAGCATGGTGTCGAACCACACGTGTAGTTTAACTCCGAGTACCCGGTTGAGTACGCGCGTGTCAAATTTGCCGTTGTGGTAGATGGCTTTGGTGAACTTGGGCAGGTGTTCTTTTAGTTCATGGATGTCTTCTTCGTCGAGGTCGTGAGTGTAGCCGTCCTTCCACCCTCCCTCGATGACAAGTGGCGGGTTGCCGGGCTGGTAGAGCCCAACGCTGATGACGCCAATTGTGTCTGGTGTGTCTTCTTTGCCGAGGTTGCCGGAAGTTTCGATATCGATAACGACGGGCGCATCAAAGTCGAACCTGTTCCACCAAACAAACGGTGCACCTTGTGGGTGCCCGAAGGGGATGGGTTCTGGCTCTTCGATGAACTGTCGGAGTGCCGCTTTGAGAACTGACGCTGCGTTGGCTTTCGACATGATCTGCGCCACCGAATAGGTGAACACGAATTCGGCCTGGTTGTGTGTTCCTTCTGGCCCGCTTCCGAATACCAGCACTTTGCCCTGTACCCGGCTGCCGTTCCACTGCTTAAATTTGATTTGGTGTTCGGGGTAGGCGTCGTCAACGATGGCGCGCAGCACTTCCACGGCCCTGGGGCTGAGGTCTTGCTCACTATACACGGGAATGGTGATGTTACTCATGTTTGTTACCTCCGCTCGTTGATTTTTTGACGTTGAATTTTCCTGCCTGGGCGGGCGCTGTGCCACCGTTGCGCACCCGCTGGTATACGTTTACTGCTTCGCGGCAGAAGTCACAACGACACCCTGCCCGGTACCCTGTTGTAGTGCCGTGTTTGTCCTGTAACGGGTTGCCGCTGGTGGATCGTACCACCTGGTAGCTGCCGGGGTTTTTAGCCGCTGTGCCGCCTCTCCGTGACCGCTGGTAGCTGGCCCAGTTGTCGCGGCACGGGAGGCAACGGCACCCGTAATTGTAGCCTGTCACCGTGCCGTGCATTTCGGGTTTGATGATTCGTTTACGCTGGTAGGTTTTTTGGGTGCGTTTGTACCATTCGCGGGTGTATTCTGTGTTAGCTTTTTTGCAAAGATCACAGCGGCAGCCGTAGTTTTTGTATGTGTTAGCTACTCCGTGTTCCCATTGGTTTTCAGGTGGTCGTCGGCGTACCATATACCGCCTTTCTGATTTCTGTTAGTGGGATGCCTGTGAGGCGTGTGATGGTTTGGAATGGTACTTGGCTGATGATGGTGTTGATGAGTCGGGTGTTGATGGTGTTGTCGTCTGCGTATTGTGCTGCTATGAGGATGAGTGCGTCGAGTTGTCCTGCATCCCATGCGGGTTCTCCTACGAGGAGTTGAGTTTCGTACCAGCCTTCGGCGGGTTCGCCTGTTCGTCTGATGTAAGGAATGTTGCTGCCTGTGATTCGGGCGATGTCGGCCACAGTGAGAAAAGGGACAAGCCCCAACTGTTTGACAATTGAGGCTTTTCCTTTTTGGTTTGCTATGGGGTAGCTGTATCGTGCTCGTTGTGCGATGCTGAGCCCGGCCACGAAATTGATGTTCTCTTTCATTCGTGATACTCCATTTCTAGAACAAACTTGTTCCCGTTAGGTACGCGGTTCAGAACCCCGCGACGCTCCAATGCTACCACCATTTCCTCAAATTCAAAAGCCCTCTTATCCTTAAACGCGCGGTAAGCAATAGCGTACGAAACACTACCACCCTTACCATTGATGAACTTCTCCAACTGGTCAACGTCACGCTGCCACTCAGACTCAGACACCATACTAGCAAGAGTCACCGCATTGTCAAACCATTCACCCGCAAAAGCGATAGCAGCCAACATGTGACGTTTCTTAATGATCGTTGCCCGGTCGTCCATAGCAAAAATGGTTGCCAGTTTCAGAACAGTGATGTTCATCCGCTCCGTGGTGGTGCCAATGATTTCAGCGTACGGGCTGTTCTCTGCTGCCCGGTCTGCCGCCTTGGAGTATTCGAGGTAGCGTTCCCACGCATCCTCTTCAGCCATGAACTCATGGGTGATACCTGCTGCCCGGTCCACGCCAGGGCGGTTGTCCCACCAGGCGCGGTTGGCTGACAGGTGGTTCATGAGCCTGTTGAACACCAGGTCTTCTTTACCGCCTTCCCGTGACCCCTGCTTCAGTGGCGGTGCCTCGTACCCTTCGGGTCGTGAACCGATCACGTACACAAAACGGGTCAGGAACCCGCTACGGAAGTTAGTGACTGTGAGTACGTCGGCGGATTCGGAAAGGATGCCCATGAGGAACATGAGGAACGATACCGGTACGGATTCGAGAATTTTCTTCTCGCCTGATGCTCGGATGCGCCCACCGGACCAGCCGTCGTACAGTTTGGTGAACACTTCCAGCCCGCCAGCCATGTAGCTTTGCGACAGCAGCTCCTTGAATAGTCCCTGTACTTCGTCTCGGCTGAACACGCTTGATTGGTGCGCCCTGTCGTGCAAGGCCAGGGATACGCCGCCGGGTGTAACGTCGTCGCCTAGCGAGTAGTTGTATTCGTCGGTTCTGAGAGCCCTGAACGCCTTGTCGAGGTACCCGCGTGCCGTAGACTTCCGGTCTTTGGTGGAGCGACCGAGTACCATCACCCAAATGTTTAGTTTCAGTTCACCGAACGCAGGGAACGCGTGCCCGAACTCGGAGTACACGGTGCTAAGGAGGCTGACAGCGGTGGCCCGGTGGTACTCCGCCGGGGCATCCGTCTTCGTACCCGCCCACTGCACCCACTCGTCCACAAAGTTGACTACCAGCGACTGGCGTTCTTCTTCGGTGAGGAAGTCAGTGTTGGCGGGTGGCGCTTCTGTTACGGGGCGGGGCGCATTGTCGTCACCTTCCCAACCGATGGGACGGTCGAAGTCTTCTTGCTCACGGCGCACCTCGTTTTTTGCTTTGACAGCCTCATCCCAGAGACCTTTGACTCCCCGGCTGTCTTCGTTGCGGTATTTGTTGGACGGTGCCCACCAGGCGAGCGCCATCACTGCGTCGTCGGGCAGGCCTAGCCGGTACAGTTCACACAGCAGTTTGTACCGCATGTGTGAACGCTTGTCTGCCGCCCACGTGTCGTTCAGCAGACCCCGTAGGGTCATACTGTTTGGTAGTCCACGGTAGAGGTTGTTTTTGTTGTTCACGTCGGTGACGAATTCGACCATACCTTCTGGCACCACTTCGCTTGAAAATTCCATAGCGTCGGGCACTTCAGATACCGGGTACGTCTGGTCGAACTGTTCCATCGTGTACACGTGGTCGTCGATGTCGGCAAGGATGACGCGGGCTCCGGGGTGCTTGGAGTTCCCTGTTTCGGGCACGCGGAGTAGCTTGGCGGCGTTGACGTAGGCGGTGTCGCACCCTTCGGGGGCGTGCGTTTGTGCGATGCGTCGGTTGATTTTGGCTGCCTCGGACGGTTCGGCTACTTCGTTGAGCCGCCAGTACACGTGGTACCGTTCGGGGCTGGTTTCGACCACGAATGAGGGGCGGTGCCTGAAGTTGATGGGGTCACATGAGTCGGCGTCGGCTGCGAGCACCTGCACTTGGACGGAGTTGTCTTTGGTGCGGGAGTCGGATGCGTACAGGAGTGGGGAGAACCACACGTCACGGTTGCTGTTTTCGGTGACGATTTGTTCAATTTTTTCGGCGTCTTCGGGCCATGAGTTCCACACGTCGTTGACGGGTTTTCCGCTGTAGTTGGGGAGCACGAGAACCATTCTCCCGGTTGCTTCTCCGAACACTTCGGTAAAGAAATTTGTTGCTGCACCCATACATCCTCCTTGTGTTGTTGATTGTGGGCTGCGGAAGAGTCGAACTCCCGTTGGTGCCGGTGAGCAAACTACTATACAAGAACTCTGCCGACACACTGACCTCTCAGCCCAAACACGGCGACCGAAGCAACCCACGGAATACCCGCGCCCAACCGGCCCAGCGCGCTTGCCTCGGTTCTTACGTGGCTGTCCACGCCGTAAATACTAAAGCCGACCATTTCTGATCGGCTTTAGCTTACCACTTTATTTCTTAGGTTTAGCTGCGAGTTGAAGGATAAGACCGTCAGCAAACTTGCTTAGGTGTTCTGCCAATCCGCACAGAAACAACGCACTCTTTTTCTTAGCTGCCAAATTGCGCAGGGCTATCCAGTTAATTTTATCGTGGATCACACGTCACCCCAGCTAGCTTTCTTCGGCTGGGGCTTCTCACCGCCAGCACTGACGGGAGCGTAACCGTTCACCGTGTTGTAGGTGCTACCGGACTGGTTGGTACGCTGCCCCACCTTACCGATGAACTCGGTACCCAGGATAGACTGGAACGAATCAGGAACGTCGATGTCACCGCTTTCCTTATCAACAGCCCACCCCATAGCCTCAGCGAACGAGCCGAGAACCCAGTCGGTTTTCTTGTCAGAGTACAGGGGGATGTTGTTGTAGCGAATCTCTTTGCCCTTGTACTCGCCGTCCTCAGTCACCTTAGCTGTGACCTGTAGGCGCGGGTCTCCCTGGTGATCACCAGACTGGACTTCCTGAACGTCGAAGTCAAAGACGCTCATCTTCAGCTTCAGTCCGGTGGGGATGAGAGAGTTTCCGAATGCTTCTTTACCAACCTTGATAGTGCCCATGTGTTATTTACCTTCTTTTGCTTCGAGGATTGCGTACTGAATTTTAGCCATTGTGGGGTCTACGATCCGCTGCTCAAGACCGAAACGGTTCTTGGTGACTAGGCCGTCCGTGTTGCCGACGTAGAGTACCCGTTCGACTTTGTCTCCGATGGTTTCGAAGTCGAGGTAGCCGATAAGGTCGGGCACGGTGGGGGCTACGTCTCTTGCTGAGCCCATGATCTTCACTGTGGTGGTAATTCTACCAGTGTTTTCATCTTTGTCAACCTGGGGGTGTGCAAGGAACACTGCGAGGAAGTCGGCGTGGTGCATGTCTCGCAGGAAGTCGATGGTCCACACTTTGAGGTCTTCCCATTTGCCGAATTTGTTTCCGCGGTTTTTGGGCAGGTCTCCGAAGTAGGCTTCGGCTCGGTCTTGTGCGACGTTGAGGGTGTCGAAGAGAACTGTTTTGTAGGGGTGTTCTTTGTTGAGCAGTTCGTCTTTGATGATTTCGAGTTTGTCGAATGTGTCTGCTCGTACGATGTCGACGTTGGGGTATTTGCGTCCGACGCCTGCTGCGGAGCCTTCAATGTCGACGATGAGGACGTTTTGGTAGTCGGTGATTTCGTCGGCGGATGCTCCGAGCCAGGTTTTTCCGTTGCCTGTGGGGGCGTAGAAGATGGCTGAGTTGATTTTGTCCACTTCAGTTGCTTTCGATACGCCTTTGAGGAATGATGCTTCAGCCATTGGGCTCCTCTGCTGCTTTGATTGTTTCTTCCTGAACCTGTACGGCAGTCCAACTAGAGAACTCAGCGATTAGTTTACGCTCTTCAGCGTACACGCGCAAGGTTCCGTCAGGAGATGTGTCCCACTTAACTCCGTCGCTAAAATACGGGTTGTAACTGTCTGAAAAATTACCTGTTGTAACTGAGATGCCCATTGTGTTCTCCTTACGTTCGGTTAGCTGCACACGAGTTTGCGGGTGCTGTGGCAGCCGGGGTCGCTGGTTCCGGTGAGGGGTGCGCACTGCCACCACGCTTTCTTGGGCGGTACGGTGACGTAGTGACACTTGGCGTCCATTGCGTTTGCGGGTGCCGCCATGACTACAGGTGCTACGAGTGCTGCACCGATGATAACTGACACAGCCATGAGGCTTTTAATCTTCTTCATTACACTAATCCAATCTCAATTTTCGGCTCAAACACGTTCTGAATCGACTCGTACTCGTCACCGCTGAGCACCTTCTTAGCCTTCACCGTGTCCACAGTCTGCTTAAAAATGTCGCGGTCGCTGAACAGTGCAACGGCAAGCTTCGGATCGACACGGCTATTGCGGCTGCGGGTAACATAAAACTTGCCGTAGTTCTCCGTGCCGTACACTGCCTCACCATTCGGGGCAGCAGTGGTGGCCTTGAAGTAGCCTTTGATCTGGTCGTTCTCTGCGGCAAGCTCTTCCATCTTCAGCTTGTTGCGCACGTACATTTCCAGCAGCTCCTGGTATTCTTTGTCAGTCAGTTCCTCGCTCATGATCTACTCCTATCATATGTTAAACCCTGAAAATTACCCGGCTACAATAATAACAGCCAGGATCAGACGGGAAATCGTCTGGCGTTTTGCCTGTTTCTAGATCGTACCAAATCTTTTCGAGCCTGTCAAGCGCATACAAAGCGACCTGCTCATCATAATCAAAACTGAACACGTTGATGTCGCTGTCCGTCGTGCCTTCACGGTTGATGAATGAAAGGCTAATCCGTCTAATCGGCACGCCGGAGTGGTTGAGTCCGTACGCGTACAAGTTCTGCTGAATAACGTACTGGTAGGGTACGCCGTCTAGTTTATAGTGCGCAAGTTTGGTTTTGCTGGTTGTTTTGTGGTCGATGAGGTGTTGTTCGGTTACGAGGACTAGGTCCGGTTTAGCCTTGATAGTACCATAACCAGGAATAGTGTGCAGCACAATAGGACTCTCGATGAGCGCCCCTTTGAGAGGTTTGAATTTACCGCTGCCTTCATTGACATGTTTGCGTTCCTCCTGTTCTAGTTCTGCGTGAATGGCGGTACCAATTTTGGCTCCGAGCCAGTATTTTCCTTGCTGCGGTTTGGGGTGCCCTTTGGATTCCATGAGCCTGCGGGCTACACAGTGTTCGCAGGGGTTGCCGATTTCGCTGGGGCCGATGAGTCTTTGTCCGTCGCGCTCACTTTCGGCTTTGAGCAGGTCGAGGATGAGCCATTTCACTTCGTCGTCGTGTAGAGTCACTTTCTGATTCTAGCAGTAAAATCCGAAAATATCAAACGCATATGCCAAAATTTTTTCTGCCCTCGCGTCATGTGGGCCCTTACAGCTAACTCTCAGGTACGCGGTCTCGCGGCAACGTGCCGCCCCACACACCGTATTCTTCCTGGTTAGCGATTCCGAATGCAGCGCATTGGATCATGAGCGGGCAGTCAATACAAAGGTCTTCTGCGCTGTCGGCGTCAGCGTTTTTGTAGCTGGACCAGTTGGCTGTGTAGGGTTCCGGGTCGATTGCGCACGGGACGGGTTCTGGCTGGTCTGCTACGGCGATGATGAGGTCGTGGTGCATTGCTTCCACTTCCCGGTTTTTGAAGTTGAAAATGTTCATGCGGTGCCATTCAGAACGGCAAGCAAATCTGCCCAATCGCTGTCATTAGCTTCTACCCACACAATGTTTTCCACAAACTCAATGCCAGCGCTAAGTCGTTCGTAAGCGGTCTGTCGCGCCCGGTCTCTCACGAACGCTTCGGGGCTCATGTCCTGCCTTACGGCTTTCCACTGCATGTATTCGTTGATCGTTTTCACATCATCTTCAAGACTCATTCTTGACTGCCTCCACAATATCATTAATCAAATCTTGAAAACAAGTACAGCGCCCGTAAATATCCGGATGTGAACAACGCCAAGAATGAATATCGCTATCAAATTCTTCAGGCCGGTCTGTAATCCCATTACCTCGGAGCACATTGTCCAACGCATCTTCAAGACTCATCGGTTGCCTCCCGCTCAGCGTGGTCCTTCAGCCAGTCAACGGCGTCTACTACGCCAGCGTAGTAACCCGGGTCGGATGCAGAATGCTCGTTGATTTCACCATTACCGTTTAGTTCTTTTAGCAGCTTATCTGCTGCTTCGTTCAGCGCCTCTGCAAAGCTCATCGGCGGCTCCTCCACTCACCGTCAACACGGTGATAACTAGCCTCAACCTCTTTCAGCCACTTACGGTACCTACGCCGCTCAATATCCCTCAGCAGAAGCCAAATAAACACCACCAACATCACCCCAAAAAGAAACCCACTAAACACGGTAGAGGCAAGAAAAATAGCCCCCACAATGCTGTAAATAATAGCCGCTACGTCGTAAACAATCCAAAACATTTATTCCTTCTTTCGTTTAAGCGAACGATTCATCGCAATGGTCTGCTCAGCCAAATTACTCAGTTGCCCGTGATCATACGTGTCCAAAGCAGCAATGTCAACACTGATTACTTGACGTTCTTGCCCTCGCCTGTAGAGTCTGCGGAACGCCTGCTCGTTGAGGTCGTTTCGGTCGTGTCGGCTGAGCCAAACCATAAAACGGCTGCGAGTTTGGAGGCCATCGACCCCTTCACCGATGCTGGCAATGGTAGATACGATATAGTCCACGCCAGCAGAATCCATAAATCTTCTCTTTGTTTCTTCTCTAGCTGATTCACTAATGTTCCCCGACCACTCTTCCGCGGCATAACCGTCCTCCTTCAACTTGGATGCTACAACTCTAGCAAATTTGGCGCTCTCCGTCAAGATAAGCATCGGCTCATCCTGGTTTTCTTTAATAATTGCTTTTCTTGTGTAAACTTGCTGTATGAACGATCACTATTACGAGTGGCTGGTGCAGCCCGATGATGATTATGACCCTGATTCCGCGAACGAAAGGGAAGCTTATTATGACTGAACATATTTCCACTAAGGAAGCCCTGGAAATGGCCGCACGCATGGATGACAGTGGTGACTATTACCGATCAAATGTCTCCGGTGGGGTCCCAATGGCTATGTATCTGGAAGACGCTGCTGACCTGATTCGCGCCCTCGTGGCAGAACGGGACGAGGCGCAGGCGAAACTCGCCGCCCATGACGCGACTATTCAGGACGCGCCACATGCCGAAAACTGTGCAGGTCGAATCAAAACGGTCTACCACCGGCCTTGGGAATGCGACTGCTGGAAGTCAGCACCGACTACTCACAACCCTGACGCTGGAGGTGAAGGTGTGAGTCCCGTCGCCG